ATGAATTTCGCAGATCCGATTGATGAAGCAGCAGAACGCGAGCAGCAGATGATAGAGGTAGCGATAGCAAACCGCCCGTTGCCGCAGATGACTTACACAGGTGAATGTCATTACTGCGAGGAGCCGATCGACAAGGGGCATTTCTGTAGTCATGAGTGTAGAGAGGACTCTGAAAAACTAGCTCGTGCGAGCATGTATCGGAGGATCTAATGGGAAAGAAAATTTCTTACAGGGAAAAGGCGTCTATTGACCGGATTAGGGAGCTATTCACCTACGAACCTGAAACTGGTGAGTTTTACTGGACTGACAAGTGCGCCAAAAACGTTAGGCCAGGAAGGCTAGCTGGCTTTAGGGATAAGTGTGGGTACTGGGGGCTCACTATTGACTCTGTCATGTATAAAGCACACAGAGTGGCGTGGGCATACGTATACGGAGAGTGGCCGGCATTAGATATTGACCATATAGACGGGCAGAGAGGAAATAACAGCATTAACAATCTCAGGCTGGCCACGAACCGTCAAAATCAAGCCAACAGAAAAGCAGCGTTTGGTAAGTCGATTTATAAAGGAGTTTGCTTCCATAAGGCGCATAAGAAATGGATGGCGCAATTGAAAAACAACGGCGAGACGGAGTTTATTGGTTACTTTTCTTCACAGGAGGAGGCCGCCCTTGCTTATAACAAGCGCGCCATATCAATCCATGGAAACTTCGCATCACTTAATGTCATTGCTCAGCCTGAGCCGGAAATAACCCCATTCAAGCGTGAAGCAGAAAAAGCCTTTGATAGCTATATGGATGAGATAGTCCATTGGGCAGGAAAGACCGGTAAGCGCCGGATAATTTGGAGCCAACCACGATGCGATATGGCTCGAGAGGTGTGGATGGATTGCATGGAGAAGCAGTATGACCGCCTAAGCACCAATCTTTCTATAGCTCAAGAACAATCCCCCACATCACCCTGAAGCAACCCCCTCTCACCCTATTCACTATCGCGCTCTAACAGGTCAGATCAAACCAGCCTGTTTTGGTCCCTATTTTTAAATTATCTCACTGATATATATAGATTATATCGGGTGATCAAAGTCGCGCTCTGCGTGAGGAGTTGTTATGTCCAGAGAAGAAGCGCTGGCGAGACTCAAGGAACTCCAGACCCTAGGCGATATAGAACTGGCGCACGCCTATGCGGACGATGTTATTTGCGATCTGCTGAAGTCGATGGGTTACGAGGATGTTGTGATCGAATACGACAAAGTCGATAAGTGGTTCGCATGAACACCATCAGCGACATCTCCCCCGGCGAGTTCCTTATATGGCTCGCCGTTTTTATTTGCTTAGCCGTGGCCTGGTACTGGCCGGATAAGGAGTAGATATGAGCCTTGATGTAATGCCCATTTCAGCATACTGCCAAACCACAGGAGAATCGGAGGATGCCATTAACAAACGGATACAAAGGAAGATCTGGAGGATGGGGGTTCACGTATTAAAAGTGGACGGCGTCCGGGAGCGCTGGATTGATACAGAAGAGGTGAACCGATGGGCAAGAAGCAGCAAGGATCCGCTTTACCGCGCGGAATAACCGTGCGGCGCCATAAGACTGGCGAAACGCTGCAGCTGACATTTACCTTTAATGGCGTTCTGTGCAGAGAGCCATTATCGGGGATGGAAGTGAATGCACGAAACATAAAGTACGCCGAGCGGTATCTGGGAGAGATTCAGAACCGCATTGCGTCGGGGGATTTTAACTACCTGCAGTACTTCCCCCGCTCTAAAAAGGCCGCGCTGTTTGGGCATCAGAAGAAGAAAAAGACGGTAAAGGACTACCTTGAGGAATACCTGGTTATCAGCGAAAACCGCAACCTGTCACCCTCCACTCTGGACGGCTACAGGAAGTGCCTGCGCTCGCTCAGGGTGCTTCACAATATCTACGTGACGGAGCTGACGCCGGCAGCGCTAAAAAGCTGGGTATCGACACAGAAGACAAAGCTGAAGACCATCCGAAACCGGCTGTCGTTTTTGCGCAGCGCCATTGATGAGGCGGTGACGGATGGGCTTATCAGTGATAACCCAGTCTCGCACATCAGCGCATCGCGCTACTTCTCTGTTGAGTATGGAAACACAGAGGAATACGAGGTTGACCCATTCACTCCTGCGGAAATAAGCATCATCTATATGCACTGCCTCTATCCACAGTGGAAAGCGACATTCCAGTTTGCGCTGAACACTGGCGTGCGCCCTTCCGAGCTCTGCGCGCTTCGGTGGAGGGATATAGATTTCGAAAGGAAGACAGCGTTTGTGCAGAACGCCGTTGTTGAGGGTGTGGAGAAATCTACCAAGACGCGCGCCGGCACAAGGAAGATAGATTTGAACGAGGAGGCGATCGAGGCGCTCGGCATCATGAAGCAGTTCACGCAGCTTAAGAGCGAGTTTGTTTTCGAAGACCCGCGCACTGGCGAGCCGTGGGCAGGCTCTGATGCTATCCGGCAGAAGGCATGGCGCATCATCATGCGCGAGTCAAAGCTCAGGTATCGCAATCCGTATCAGACACGTCACACGTTTGCGACGATGCATATCAGCTCTGGTGCAAACCTGTTCTGGCTCTGTAAGCAAATGGGACATAAAGGACCGGACATGCTGTTCAGAAATTACGGCTCTTACCTGGTCGATTACGACGGACATCTGTCGAGGCCGGGGATCAAAACCGGAAGTGATTAATGGGGCAATTTGCAGAAAAATGCACGTGTAGTGCACGTGAAAAAGGATCCTTTTATGAAACCATTATCTATCATGAGGTTACGAAGATATGAACGCGGGTTCGAATCCCCCTCTCACCGCCATCATTTCAGAGAAAAGCCTGAACTTACGTTCAGGCTTTTTTCGTTTATATCTCTCAGTAAGAGGGGTATGAGACCCCCGCCGGGGTTCGACAACAGGCGCAGCCCGTTGGACAGCGGAGCCTGCGACGCTGCCCGCAGAGCGAGCGCAGCGAGTCAATCCCCCTCTCACCGCCACAAATTCAAGAAAATACAGGCACGAAATTTTATTGTTCATATTTTTTAATGAGTTTCATTTGTTCTTTTAAAACAGCATATTTTCTCAATTTTTTTGAAAAAGAAATTGCCCAAAAAAGAGATATGAAATTTTCAATAAAAATGTAAGCAAACCTTAAGATTACAATAATAATGATGAACATTAAAATTATTGTGGATATGTTTATAAAGTTCAAAGGGGAATGATAAAGGGTTAAAATTGAATTAAAAACGCTAATACTGTACCACGCCAAAAAAGCAAGAAATAGAGTATAAAAAAATATGTGGCCCGTCACTTTTTTTAATGAACAAACAGGCATTTCATCCCGTTTATAATTGAAAATCTGATTACAGTCAAGGAAAGATAAAAAACCTGTACTATTCATTCGAACATTATTATCATAAATGTAACTAAACAGAACCCTTAATACAGGTAGAGGATAAAATAAACCATACTGCCTAAGTTTTAGCTCCTTTATTAAAATATCATATTCCCCATCAACATCATTAATTTCACTAATTATCTTTAGCGCAATAACCTTATCGTCTACAGACAACCTAATAAAACCAGATGAAAGATTCATTTTGAAAATAAAGACAAAAGGGAAGCAAAGGCGTTTTATTAAGCGAGCCAGCCATAAAGCAGCAGCAACAAATAAAGGACCCGTAATAGCTTTCAAGTGGTCCTCGAACAACCAAGAATCTTTTATAGTATCTATTATATTCAT